ATATAATATATAATATATAATATATATGTCAGTTTATAATAATGACGAGTATGATGATGTAGGATTTTATTCTGTATTATTTTTTTTATTATTTTTCATTTCGCAAACATTTTCTATGTGGGGACAATATGTTACATTACCTCTAAAACATTTATCTAACTGGGAAGCTTATAAAATGGCAATTCCATATGCTTTGGTTGGCTGGGTGTTTATGACTATGGCGATTAATATTAATACCAAATATAATTTAACTCAGCCAAATCAAATTGTACTACTTCTAATTGTAGCTCAAAATATTATTATGATGTTTATAGATAAAATCTATTTTGGAAATGAATTATTATATAGTTATATTATTGGTCTAGGATTAATGTTATTAGGATTTTATATTAGCTTGTATAAAGTAACAACCTCTAAAAAAAATGATATTGATAATACGTAAACATTATTTACATTTGGATATGACTATATTTAATCAAATATTTTATATGCAGATATAGCCATACCTATAAATATAATAATCATTCCTACATAATCATCTATTGTAGTTGGAATCTTAAGCCAATATTTATTCGTTACAAGTTGGCCAAGAAAATCAAATACATATGATGATAATGATATTTGAGGAGCCGTTAAAAATAGATTACCCATTCTATTTGCAGGTATTACAAACATCCACTCAATCGTAGCCCATAATTCAGCCCATTTTACTTTTGTTAGAAATGGTGCATTTTCCATCTCAGGGGTTGTTTGATTAAATAAAGCTAAATCCATTAACAACACAATAAATATATTTAATACTAACCATAATAAAAGTCTTCCCATTGTAAATTTTGTTTTCATTATATAATATATATGAACAAAATATTATTATATGTTCAATTTTTAGCATCATTTATTGTAGCACAATCATTTTCCATGTGGGGTCAATTTTATACATTAAAATACCCTAATATATCCATGTTCAAAGCGTTTTTAATGGCTATACCATTCGCATGGTTAGATTGGTTTTTTATGACTATTGCTGTAGGTTTAGGACATAAACATAAGTTAGTGACCGAAACTCAAGACACATTCCTCTTAATTATTACACAATTTACAGTAATATTACTAATAAATTATTTTTTCTTGAAACAGAAGTTGTCTAAGAGTGATATTGTAGCATTTGGTGTAATTTTAATAGCATTTGCTATTAGCTTCCTGAATTTAGTAAGTAAGGCAGCAGGAATACCTGTTCCAAAAAAAGTAAAGAAAGAAGAAGATAAAATAGAACCTGGAGAAGAGGATAATATCAATGCATAAATATCAATTATAATTTCATTTATATTTATAATTATAATATATAAATGAAAGTGAAGAATGGCTTTAAATATAAGGAAAATGGATGGAACTATATTCATATTAGTGGTGGTCCATATGAGCGGGGGTTCGCACACGGAACGCTTCTAAAAGAGGAAATTCATGAATGTTTAAAAATGATGGAATGGAATTTATACGATAGTCACGGTTTTAAAATAGATTTTTTTACACAAGTGAGTAATTTTATATTTAAAAAACCTTTAGAGGAAAATTTCCCTGAATTCTTTGAAGAAATTAAGGGAATTGCAAAAGGTTCTGGAGTTGATTTAGACGAACTTATATTATGGAACAATTACCCATCATTGGATTACGCTTTACCTAAAATTAAGATGTTTTTAGATGAAATGCCTGAATTGAAGAAAAAATATGGAGACATATTAGAAAAATTACCAGATTCTGGACAAATGGAAGGGGGTGGAAAAGATAAATGTTCTGCATTTATGGCTATAGGAGATTATACACATGATGGCAAAATATGTTGTGCTCATAATTCATTTGATAATTTTATTGACGGACAATACTTTAATACTATAATTGATATTAAACCTAAGAAAGGTCATCGTGTTTTGTTTCAATCCGCACCTGGGTATATATGTAGTCAAACGGATTTTTTCATAAATAGTAAAGGATTTATTGGTACTGAAACCACCATGGGTGGATTCATATCTTATGACCATAAAGATCCTATATCATGTAGAATTCGTAAATGTATGCAATACGCAAATACTCTAGATGAGTATGTTGAATTTCTCAAAAAGGAGAATTCCGGAGATTATGCGAATTCATGGTTAATTGGAGACACAAAAAATAATGAAATCATGCGAATTGAATTAGGTTTAGAATTTGTTAATGTAGAGAGAAAAAAGAATGGTTATTTTATTGGATTTAATGCCCCATATGATGCTAGAATTAGAAATCTTGAATGTGTAAATAGTGGATTTGATGATATTAGACGTCATCAAGGGGCTAGAAAGGTTCGTCTAGAACAACTTATGGACCAACATAAAGGGAAACTCAATATTGAAATTGCACAAGAAATTATTGCTGACCATTATGACGTCTATTTAAATAAAACAAACCCATGTTCTAGAACAACATGTTCTCATTATGAATTAGACGACCGTGCATTTATGAGTCAATCAGATAGACCTTTACCATACCAGCCAAGAGGTGCAGTAGATGGATGTGTTGTTGATACTGAATCATGTAAAAATATGGGATTTTACGGACGATGGGGTTCTTCATGTGGAACACCATTCTATGTTAAAGAATTTATTAAACAAAATATGCAATGGAAACGATATGGACCACATCTACATGATAGACCGAGTCAACCTTGGACGTATTTTAAAACACTAGATTCATTACCTAAAACGAAAATGACAAGATCTAAAAGAGGGAAGAGAGAAATTAAAAACAAAACTATTAAAAAATAATTATATTAAACATTATTGGTGTAACTATATAACTGTGGAAATGGTAAAATATAAATATATATGTGATGATCATAGAATTTTTGGCATATCTATCATACCATTAAGTCCTTGTCGTGGTATATGTTTAGACTGTAGAAACAAGAAAGTATCTGGATTTTCAAATCCAGATCATATATCTAACCCATTTGGATATTTATATCTAATACCTATGAAATGTATTTCGTGTTCAGAAGATAAAAAAAAATGTATGTGGTGTAAATAAATATCCCAGATGGTATTTAATTATAATTTTAATAATTATAATTAAATTTTAATTCACTACAAAATTATTCGTTATATATTTGTATCTTACAACTTATGATCTCTTTGTTCTTTTTGTCATTCTTTTTTTAGTAGCATTTCTCTTTTTTCTGCAAAATGTACGTTTCTTTCCAGAAGCTACTTTACATCCTTGGACCTTTTTGCATTTGTTAGGATTTCTAACGCGTTTACCTTTGCATAATGATTTTGTCATTTATATTATATATAAAGATTATAATGTTATACTTGATGTTTTTCGCCTTCCAAATCCATGTTTTATTCTAGCCTTTTTTGCTAATCGAAGAGCACCGCTTTTCAGCTTACATCCATTCTCAAGAATATTATAATCAATTGCTGCCGCTTTTCCACCTGTAATTGAACTTGCTAGTCTAGCATAACCCCATGATTTGGCTGTTTGATTTGGCCTACTGCCTGAACTAAAATATGCACCTTCACCTTTTTTTACAATTTTTTTTAGAGACGCAATAGAACAGCCTGTTTTTTTTGCTAAAGTTTTTGATGGGATAATACTATCAATATTATATATTTTTCTAGCCTTTACAATATGTGGACTTGATTTTGATTTGAATGATTTAACCTTTTTACGTGTATAATATTTCCCCTTTTTATATTGTTTTCTTGATTTTTTCAACATTTCTCTCTGTTTTGTTTTGTCACGCTTAGATAATTTGGTTGGGATATATCGTTGAGGAACGGTTTTCTTTGTTCCACGCTTCATACTATTTACCTTATGGATAGAAAATATATTATTAATGCGGAATCTCTCTGATATATTTTAAAAATTGATATATTATAACAAATAATTATTATATCAATTTAACAATACCAGTCATTCCACATATGGAATTACTTTATTCAAAATATTCTAATATATTGGAAGACACGAGTAGAAATATATCGTCTCATCATGAAATAACATATTGTTCGCTATATTCATCCATTATAGAGTTCATTAAAAAATACAATATAACAAATATTCTTATTTCTTTAAGCGGTGGAGTAGATTCAATGGTATTACTAGAAATTATAGAAACTATCAAAAAGGTAGATATGTCAGATTTATCCATATATTGTTGCCACTTGAATTACAATAATAGAGAAGAGAGTCAGGATGAACGAGAATTTCTTAAAGAATATTGTATATTAAAGGAGATTGAACTCGATTATATAGATATTAATTTTAAGCGAGGTGACATAAAGCGAAACATATATGAAAAGGAAACGCGAAAAATTAGATATGATTACTATAAGCAATTATGCGATAAATATAATTGTGATGGTGTATTTTTAGCTCATCATAAAGACGATATATGTGAAAATATATTTAATAACATTATGAGAGGGTCTCGTGAATTGACAGATCTGACTGTAATAAAGGAAAGAAATAATATTTTAGGGGCTGAAATATTTCGCCCAATGTTGGACCATTTCAAGGAGAATGTATTAGATATAGCAAACAAATGTAATGTACCATATTTTCTAGACACCACTCCAGATTGGAGTTGTAGAGGTAAAATGAGAAGAAATATATTTCCTGCGTGCGAAGATTGTTACACAACTAATTATAAATCAAGTTTATTAAAATTAGGAAAAGAAAGCGATGAGGTGGAATATATACTCCATAAATATTTGATTGAGAATATTTTAAATAAGATTGAACTTAACGATAATTCATTTATACTTCCAAACGAACCGATTTTACAGGAAGAATATATATTGAAGATTTTATTGCGAAAGATGTGTCATAAATATTCAATTGAAACTATGAAAACCAAATGTACAGAACAACTTTCACAATACTTAAAAGAGAAAAGAATGGGTAAAATGAAAATTACTCTATTGAAAAATTACTCTATTACTATCAATATAAACCATATTTATTTTGATAAAATAATTATAATATAATTAACATAAATAATATAAAATGATTTTATCATCTCATGTAATGAGTGACAAATTAGCAGATATTGTGAAAACACTATATATTGAATACCAAGACAATCCAGTAATATTTCAAAAGTTTATTGATTGTATCGAACAATTG